TAGTTGGGAGACATGTTCAACGCACCCCAGATGGTGTTACTCTCAATCGTCCTAGAATGGTACAAGCAACACCACAAGGTGTAGGACTTGTCAATGGTATTTCTATGACAGGAGTAGAACCAAAGGGTGATTTTACATTCCCCACAAATTCTATAATGTATACAATTGATACAGTAGAAGAAATTGCTAATGGGTGGACTTCACAAACAAGTGGACTCGCACTACCACAAAAAGGACTTCTAAGCTAATGCAAATCGAAGAAGATTTCAAACTAGACTTTTCTAATGTGTTGATACGTCCAAAGCGTTCCACACTCAAATCTCGTAAAGAGGTAGATTTGTTTCGACAAACAAAATTTAGAAATGCAAAAGATAGTAAAGGATTACCAAAGGAATATATTGGTATTCCTATCATGGCATCAAACATGGATGGTGTTGGCACATTTGAAATGGCAGACACACTTGCACGAGAACAGTTGATGACATGTTTGGTAAAAACATACGAAGTGATGGAACTGGTCAACTACTTTGACGGCATTGAAAATGACGATAACTTTCGCACAGAATATGTGGCAATGAGCATTGGCATCACAGAACGTGATGATGAAAAGTTTAGAAATGTATACGAACAGGTTGATGGTAAACTTAAATATGTATGCATTGATGTTGCAAATGGTTATTCAGAACGATTTGTACAGTTTGTGAGAGATTTTAGAAAGCACTATCCAGAGATAGTGATCATTGCTGGTAATGTTGTTACTGGCGAAATGACAGAAGAATTAATATTAAGTGGAGCGGACATTGTCAAAGTTGGAATCGGACCAGGGTCTGTTTGTACGACTCGCATACAAACTGGGGTGGGCTATCCCCAACTTAGTGCGGTTATTGAGTGCTCCGATGCGGCACATGGACTTGGAGGACACATCATTGCTGATGGTGGCTGTACTTGCCCTGGCGATGTGGCTAAGGCTTTTGCAGGTGGAGCCGACTTCGTTATGTTGGGTGGCATGTTAGCAGGACATGATGAAGGTGGTGGTGAAGTAATTACCAAAGATTTTATTACATCAGAAGTGACTGGACCAGCACATCGAACTCTGTTGCACAGTGGCGGACCCACTGACAGAGTGATCAAACAAGAAAAGTTTGTGCAGTTTTATGGCATGAGTTCACGAGCGGCCAATGACAAACATTTTGGCGGACTCAAAGACTACAGATCATCAGAAGGCAGAGAAGTTATGGTTCCTTATAGAGGACCTGTGCGAATGACTCTGCAGGACATACTGGGTGGACTTCGTAGCACCTGTACCTATGCTGGAGCTCAACGTCTAAAGCATCTATCAAAATGCACCACATTTATACAATGCTATGACACTCATAATCGTGTTTACGAATAGGGTGCTACAATATAGCATAGCGAGTTTGCATTAAATACATAGCTAATTTACGTTTTACGTGATAAGTATCAGTGAACGCATTCGTGTTCGGGCAACGGGAAAGACCGTGGCATAACTCATGCCTAATCGAGCGGCGCCGGGAGAGACCGGGGTATTGCTGACCTTAAGCATCCATACATAATAGGAGAAAACAATGGCTAACATGCTTTTTGCTGGCCTAGTGAGTTTCCTGTCTGGACGTTCGAACAACGTACACAAGGATATTCTCACTTATGCCAAAACAGAATATAAAAACGATTGGAAGTACCAATACGCCAAACTGAGTGAACAGTTTGAAAGAACAGGAAAATGGGGAAGACAATGAAATTTTTTAAATGCTTCAATTTAAAATTTGGTTGGGAAGTGAAGTCTGCTCCCAAAAACAATGATGCAAATCCTAACCTAGAAGGGTGGGTTTAATGGCTAGATTAATCGTAGGTTGGTTCGAAGCAGTAGGACGAGCCAGAGCGGCGAATGAATTAATCAGATTAGGCTATCATGAAGAAGCAAAGAAACTTATGACAGAAGGAAACTATCGATGATGCAAGATCTTAAAAGACTAAAAGTAGTGGCATTGGGTTTAACACTCGTAATGGCACTATTAATAACACCATCTGTGTACGCAGAAGATATGACCGTAGAAATGTTAAACAAACGTGACGATGGTGCAAAAATGGTGTATTCAGTTGATATCGCAAGAATTGATGCTGGTGACACAATCACTTGGGTACCAACTTCAAAAGGACACAATGTACACTTTATTGCAGGTCCTGAAGGTTGGGAACTACCAAAGAAATCAAAAAACAACAAAGAAGTTGCAATTACATTTGACACACCAGGCATTTATTTGTACCAGTGTACACCACATGCCACAATGGGTATGATTGCAATGGTAGTTGTGGGTGAGGATCTTTCAAACAAAGATGCTATTGCAAAAGCCAAAATTAGAGGCAAAAGCAAGAAAGTATTTAAGAAACTGCTTGGAGAACTGTAGATGAACTGGTTCCTAAGTTTTTTCAAATGGGAAAGAAAAGACCCAATAGTAGAATATCTCAGTCAATCAATTGATCTCGTTGATCTAGAACAAAGAGAAAAAAATCTAAAGTATAATAATTTTAGAGTAAAATATTGGCTCTGATGTAATTTATGGTTGACAGTAAGACGTCTTGATGTTATACTGTATATAACAATTAGGAGTTTTACTGTTGACGGTAAATATTAGCATGTCAGATTCTACAATAAAAAACAACTACACACAGGTTCAATACATTCAAAAAATGAACACAGAATCTGTGAAAAAGTATCATCAAAAGCTGGATGATGCTAACAGAGTCAGACTCAATGATAATCTATTAATTCATAACAAACAGAAAAGTGAAATGAATGAGTTGATGTTGAAACTGTATCATGAACGAATTGATAGGTTGCTCACATACAATCAATATGCTAATATAGTTAAGCCGTTAATGGATCAAGGAAAAATAATTAGCATAGAGGCGTAAATGGAAGATATAACATATCCTACCAATCAATTACCATCATCATTGACAACAGATCACGAAAGCAACATTTGGCCAATATTTGAACGAATTGTTGCAACAAACAGCACCAAAGTCAAACAAGAAATATTGGAAGAATACCGAGATGAAAGTCTTTTATCACGTATTCTTTATTATGCTTACAATCCACATTTGAATTATTATATCACAGGAGATGCTTTGACTGATCCTGCGTCATATGAAGGCAAAGGTATCAGCAAGGCGTTAGATCCACATGATACTATTTTAGAAGATTTAATTAGTAGAAAAGTTACTGGACATGATGCTAGAGATAGATGTGATGCAGTACTGGCCAAACTTAACTATCATGATGCTATAATATTCAAACGTATACTTAATAGAGATTTACGTTTAGGTATGGGTATTAAAACCATCAACAAAGTATGGAAAGGACTTATACCAGAGTTTGGTGTTATGTTATGTTCACCTGCCAATGAAAAAACACTAGACAAAATGGATTATCCTTGTTTGGCACAGTTAAAATTAGATGGTATGCGATCTGTTGTGATTGTTAACAACGATTCTGTGCAAGTAAAAAGCAGATCAGGTAAAGACATACAGTTACACGGAGAGTTTGACGAACAGTTTTCTAAATTAGCACAGGGTGGTTCATGGGTATTTGATGGTGAATTGCTTGTGTTAGGTGATGATGGCAATCCGTTGGATAGAAAAACAGGCAATGGTATTCTTAACAAAGCAGTAAAAGGCACTATCACACCTGAAGATGCTAAACGTGTTAGAATGATTGTTTGGGATATGATTCGTGGTGATGGCTTTGCAAAAGGTTGGGATGATAGGTTCAATTACAATCTTAGATTTAAAAGTTTGCATCAATATCTTACAGGTTTTACTCAAGGTTGGATTGCTGGTATGGCACAATGTGGAGAAAACATACAACCTAAAATGCAATTAGTGGTTACTAGACAGGTTGCTAACTACGAAGAAGCCAATACATGGGCTCAGGAAGTTATGGCACAAGGACACGAAGGTATTATTCTAAAATCAACTGCTGGTTTGTATGAAAACAAAAGAGTAAATCATCAAATCAAAATCAAAGCAGAACTAGAAGCTGATTTAGTTGTTACAGACTGGATAGAAGGTACAGGACGTAATGAAGGAAGACTGGGAGCATTAACTGTTGAAAGTGCAGATGGTGGTGTAAAGGTAAATGTAGGTTCAGGTTTCAGTGACGAGCTTAGAGATGAAATTACCAAAGACTCGATATTAGGTAGCATAATTACAGTTAGATACAACGAAATTATTCAAGACAAAAACAGTTCAACAAAAAGTTTGTTTTTGCCTCGCTTCTTAGAAGTGAGATTAGACAAGGACACGGCGGATATACTATGACAGTTTTTACATGGTTACTATTTGGTTTGGTTATTAAACATGCCTACATGGATTTATATGTACAGGCCACACGACCACCAGCAAACAAAACTCGATATCTAAACGGATTTAGACATTATTTTGATCATGGCTTAGGCACAGCCGTTGTTATAATGTTGTGTTTTGGTATAGATGAATGGAAAATTGCAATAGCATTGGGTGTGTTTGATTTGTTTATACACAGTCTAATAGATTTTGGCAAGGCTCGTTTGACTCGTAGATTGGGTTGGCACAGAGATGAACCACGATTTTGGAAGTTACAATCACTGGATCAATCGTTGCACTTTGTCACTTACATGCTGATTGTTATGACTACATATAACTATTACAATGCAATTTAAATGATTTTTCGCCAAATGCCGTGCCTCCTACATTGCACGATCCACATGCAGGTCCTTTACGTGTACCTTGGCTTAGCTGGCGTCGGATATTAACTAGATCTTCATGCAACCATAATTCAGACAATGGCGTGTCATTGATATTGCCAAATCGTCCTGATGCACGTTGCCAGTCATTGCAACACAACACAAGATCACCATTCCAATCAATCAAAGTTTTATAAAAAGGCAAATAGCACGGATTGTCAATGACTTCTGCAGAAGCTGAATTACCAGCTCTGTTATTAAAATTGTATTCTGCTATCAATTCATCTTTGTTTTTGTTAGGATCATCATAGTGATTGCGTATACGCCAACGATCCTCTGGATAGTGTCGCATCATCAGTGCCAAGTGGTGGTATTGTTCTGCACCATCATATGAATCTATTGTGATTCTGCTGACACCTGATGCATAAAGATCGCCCACAAGACTTGGCATTGCTTCCAGTCTATCTCCGTTGGTGGTTATTTCTATGTGGCGGGACCAGTTTTGTGCTATGCTAACGAGCAGTTCGCATATGTTAGGATGAGTCATGGGCTCACCAAAACCTGTCACATGTATTTCACCATCGTATTCTGCATCTGCTAGTTGTTGACCTAACTCCAGTCCGGTGGTGGTACTCATAAACAATTTTTGGTTGCTGTAAACTTCTGGATCTGAACGTGGACAAAAACTGCATGTACGATTGCACAGTTCTGATACATTAATTTCAACTGTACGAAGACCAGGCAATGCAGGATTGCTGATCCAACCTGTTTCTGCTCTGTGTTTTCTATCTCTTAGGTGCTCGTCGCTATCAAATTGATTTGTTTTTTGTAATGATTTTTGCGTATCGAGTAATGTCATGATCATAGACGTGGTCAAAAATTTCTCCTTTTCGCCATGCTCTTAACAATCCACGTATCTTATCCCAAAACCTGCGTACAGGGTTTGTTCCCATACCTGTGTGTATTGTTTTCTTATAGCTGATGTAATACAATTTACCTACGTGATCGTACATGATAGGACCTGGTACTGCTGTCACTATGTCATTATTATTTACAAATCTATAACACGAGTAATCTTTATCGAAATGATGTGCAAACCTTCTATTACCCACTCTGGGTGATCCATATGTGTAAGTTGCCACTGGTTTTTGTTCCAGTCTTGTTGTAACCACTGTTGCCATGGCGGCACCTAAACTGTGTCCGCAAACAAATATCTTTTTACCTTGATGCTTTTTTACAAATTTATCTATTTGGTCCATAATCTTAAGAACTTCATCTTTGAAGCCGGCGTGTACTCTACCGTGATATTTGCTACTGCTTTTCCATGCTTTTAGATCTGCAACAACGTCTGATTTTTCTTTGGGTTCTGTGCCACGAAGTGCAATCACAATGTGATCTTCTTTGGCTAATCCATAACCTTGAGCACCATCTTTGTCAAAATATTTGCAATCTGTGTATCCAGCTTCTTTGGCCAGTTTCCTACCTGTTAATGGTTGGCAATATGCAAACGCAGAACACCATGCAAGATGTGATGCATTACTCCAACTCCAACCATTCATAC